ATTATCTTTCATTAAATGTTCTCCTTTAGGGATATTATAGTTGATATTGTGATAGAATGCAAGAATTAATCGTTATTACTTCTTGCTTTTTTTGCCAGTCTTAAGTTTTCTTCACGGGACTGTTCTATGCTTTCAGCAGACATATTTTCTTGTGCCATTAGTATATGATTTTTGTAGTTATGAACTTCTGAAAGGTCTAACCCTTCCTGTTCAAAAATAATTTCTAGTGCTTTTTCTAACGTTGTGTTGTGTAACCTCTTATACTCTACTGCTGTTTCAAGCAAGTCAGGTCTGTTACGTTGTATTTCAAAACGTGTCTGAGCATCCAACGACACTCGTAGTTCTTCCTGTGCTCTTGCTTCTATACTCTTAGGATCCTCATCAGGATCTAAAATTTGAATTACTGCACCCATTGTCTGGTGTGCTTTGCATGTTGTTGCAACACCAGGCTTACGCAACTCTACCCAACTTACTGTGGGGTCGTAATCTTTAGAAGTAATAACTTCGAGACCCAAACTTTCTACCATTGGTAGAAGTACATGTTTAGGAGTGTGGCACATAAAAGCATTTTCCACCATTTCAGCACCCTGCCAACGATCAGAGTTATTATAACTAAACATGAGTACCCCGCCTGGGCGCATTACTTTAACGATTTCTTTAATATAGTCTTTAATTGCTTCCAGTGGAAAATAGTTGAATATATTCCACGCTAACACAAATGCCATTTGTTTTTGTGGCAACATACTTAAATTGTAATTATTGTCAATAAGATATGGTCGAAGTCTTCTTGTTGAATAGAACTCATTGAATTGTTTTTTCGTACTATCTATAAACTCCTGATGAATGTCAACAATATATAATGGATCTCCAGCAGTTAAGTACTGGGTAAATTCACCGTCACCAGGACCTATTTCTAAGGTAGGATAACGCCAATCTACGTATGAGTAGATCCTTGTTTTGATAATGTCCTTAATGTTTTCATAGGTGTATAACTTACGTATGTCTCTGTTTGTGGCAACATCAGCTAGTTTATGCTGTGACTCATACATTTCATAACTGTCGATAAAATACTGTTTATCCCATTCGGATATTTTTACATCTAAGTCTTGAATTTTACTTTGTTTTAGTTCATCAATTTTTCTTAGTTGTGGTAGTATATTTCTGTACTCAGCATTTAAAGTTTGAAATGTATCTGCTTCGCTCAGTCTAGTAGGACTCATTGCTAGTTGATTAACATGAGCAATGGCATCATTAACAGCACCTTCAAGTTTTGTGTTATTGTGTTTTTGAAGATCTTGTTTTAACTTAAGTAATTGACTGAGACGCATACATAACTATTTATCAGCATCTTTTACTCAAATTCAAATAAATTATCAAAAGTTGTGGTTATTCCTGTATGATCAGAGATGTCCCAATTCAGTACACCCAGCAAATTTTCCACTTTTTGATCAACGATAGTAGACTCCATTAAATCATCATCAAACGGCAAGTCTTTAAACCATTGTGGGATATGCAACTCATCTGTAGGATAACCAACACTAGTAAACCCTAATGGATTCTGTTTAAGTTTACACACAATAGTTTTCATACCGTCAACAACTTGCGTACTATAGTTGTCACTATGCATACGTCTTAGGTTGTTCCAGTTCATTGCGGCTCTTACGTGTCCGGGCATGTTTGCCCTACCCTCACGTTTCTCAGCGGCTGAGTACTTGGTTAGATTGTTAACACGCTTGGGAGTACCTTTTTCCCATGCTGGACGCTCTCTAAATGCTAATTTAAACTCACGTACTCTGTCATATATCTCTTCTTTTTCAGCACCAGTTAGTGTTGCCAGTAAGATTTCACTAAGGAAGTTTTGCACAACAGGAGGAGTGTCTGAACGTTTTAAGTCTAACCCCATGGCTTTTACTTTGCCTGGCTTACCTTCTGTATCCAGCCTAAAGCCTTCCATATCATAAATTAGTGCCGCATAACGCTTCTTCTTAATGAATAAACCTTTAGTTGCAGTAATCTCTCTACCACCTTGTATAAGGTCTCCCATGTGTTTGGGGCAATGGAATGCCTTGGCCATAAACTTAGGAAAACTCTCATTAAGGCTGTCACTAATTTGGTCATAGAGCTGTATAACTACGTCTTTGTTCCAAGTTAACTTACCTGATTCGACATCATCTTTAACTGCGGGCCACATTGTAAAGTAAACAGAATCAGTATCACCATATATAATAGATTCACCTGTGTGATCGTACACACCCATGATACATTCATTTGTAAATGCATCCATGTGTTTTGCAATACTTCTACCAGTTAGTGTGGTCGATTGTCCAATGCGTTTATCAAAGAATCTACAACCTGGATTAAGAATAGCACCATACAAACTGTTCAAGTTAATCTTCTTGACCAACTGTCGCTTATCCCAAAATGCAATGTCCTCTTTGTCTGTGGCGTCTTTCTTCTTTGCTTGTAGTTCTTTACGTTCTGCATACCAACGTTCTAATAGTCCTGGGATAATACCTTTTTTCTCATAGGTAAAGATAGTGCCGTTAGCACTCAGTATCCAACTTGTGTTGCTATCAAACAGCATCTTCCAGAGTTCTGCGCCTGTGTGTACAGTACTTTCACCGTTCTCCCAGTCTACAGTTATCTCTGTGCCTGCTTGCATTTCCATAACGGCAGTATACTCTAGTGTAGCAAATAGACCGTCCCAACTATCTGTAAAACTTTTACCTGCATCACGTTTTTCATTTAAGTAACTGTCTGTCATAATAGGACGTAGTTGTCCCACAACAGTTTCTGGACCCATGTTTAAGGCACGAATAGCACTAGGATACAGACTATTAATATCAATAGCGCCTACCCAGTTGTGCATGCCTTTTTTAGGTTGTGCAACATAAGCGCCTGCCGCTTGTGTACTTACTTGTTCGTCTCTGCTTGCCCTGTTGGGGACAATCCTACCAAGTTGGTGTGCTTCGTTAATAATTGCTTGTTCTGTAACAGCAACTGCACCCATTGTTGTAGGCAATAATACTGTGTTGTCATGTGCAAGTTCGTTTGCTAGATCCAAGAACTTAAGTTTTTGATCCAGTTTGTGCAGTAGTGCAGTATCTTGTCTGTTATATTCAATAAACGTTTTAAAGTCTTGGTTGTATAACTGATCTAATGTGCCTTCGTATGCTGTTTTGCGCTCATCTAGCTCATACTCACCGATTGCATCCAGTGAATAACTGTGACGCTCCTCGTATGTGTATTTGCGATAGAGTTGCATATAATCTAAATGCACTCTACCAATAAGATCAAATGTTACGTTCTCTGCACCAAAACGTTCAAATGTACGCTTCTTAGGATACTGTCCCCACAAACAAAAACGTCTTGTGTCGTTTTTGCTTAGTACTCTGTTGATACGCAGGACTGTATAAGGAATATCATATCCCTCACTGTTCCAACCACTTAAGATATCTGCATCATCAATTAAATTTAAGAACTGATCCAACATGTCTGCCTCATCAGTAAACATAAACGTGTCATCAAATTCATTTGCTATACTCTGTGCTTCTTCCCAACTCATGCCTTTAGGCGGGATTGCAAGAGTAATTAGTTTGTCAAGCCAATCTAAGTAAACGGTTATTGCAGTTATTTTGTTAAACGGATCACTAGGCGGACTGAATCCACGTTCAGGGTCGAAGTCGACCTCAATATCAAAAAAGCAAGTTTGTAGTTTAGGTGACTCTGCGCCTAAGTAGTTTTCTTCTAGACATCGGTAAACTACATTAACGTCTGATTCCCACAGTTTTCTACTGCCACCTTGTATTCTTTGCTCTTTGTGGAACTCTTTGCCGTTACGTGTGGCAAATCTACTTACTGGAGTGTCATAGATTGTTCTATGTTTACCTTTGGGATCGTCATAGTAGAATACATAGTTGGCAGGAAACTCGTTATAGATTCTCTCACCATTAACACGTTCCGCAACGTGGATTCTATCTGTGTCTCTGTCATGTAATGCGTCTATGTAACTCATTTTACCACCATCCTGATGCTACGCCATATCCAAATACGTTAACACATGCAAACCAGCTAGTCAACAAAAACGGAAAAGGTAAACTTCTACGTAAGTATGCAATTGCACCTGAAATACATCCCACAAAGAAGCCGGGGTATATTACAGTCATATTTGGATCGTCTGCTGTAAATGCTAAAGTTGCACTAGCACCAACAGTTGTAATGAAACTAACCAGTTCAAGATAAAATGCCGTGGGATCACTTGTATAACTTTTTCCCCAAAAGTTTTTTATGTTTTCCAATTACAGTGTCTTGCCGACAGTCTCTAGGATATGTACAGTTTCTTCGTGATCTTGATTAACTTCGCCCAACTTAGATTTAAATGCAATTCTAATTGCTTTTTTAAGAACTGTTGGTTTAATGTCCATAGACTCTGCTATTGCTTTAACAGTGTCACTGAGTCCTGCATTAAGGTCTTCAACTTCCTGCATAACCGCAATACCTTCATTGATTACTTGGTTAAGTTTTGCTTTTTGCTCGCTGTTGTAAGTCTTCATTAATTTTCCTTGATTAAGTGTGTTGGTAATGGTTTAGTAGGGTCAAGCCTAATACTAAACGATATTCTAACAGTTTCTTTAGGATTTGTAAACCTATGAGGTACCTGATTATTCATAATAATAGGCTTTACTAGCTCGTATCTTGAATGTTCTACCCACTTTTTTTCTGTTAAACAATCAATATACACATGTCCGTTGCCTAAGTCAACCGTCTTGGTAGTCATATCGTCTGGCTTGTGGTAAAAGATACAAGATGTGCCTAGGCAATTTTGTATAGGAAAATTAATAGATATACCAGCAGGGTCTATGTCAGTATGTTTATAGTTAGGGTCGTCCTGCGGATTGGAAACAAAAAATATCATAAATGATGGATAGACTTCGTTGCCCCTAAGCCATCTTCTAAGTAAAGGACAGTTTGCTAAAAAATCTTCATGGTCTAACTGTACAAATGTTTGATAAGCACCTGCCAATGCTTTATCTACTGTCCATTGTAAGTCCTCACTGTTTTTATAATGATTCTGTACTTCATGTACTACTCGTTCATTACATTCTAACCAGTTCCAATAAAACATACTACTCCTTTGTCAAAGGCGGATGTCCGTACCATGATTCGTACCAGTCTGATCCCCATCTTATGGCATCTTTACTTGTGTCCCAGCCTCGCATTATGTGGAAAGGTACGGTATCTGGTGTACATCGCACAGTCATTGATATCCGTAATCCCTCACCAGTGTTTGTAAACACATGAGGAATAGTGTTAATGCATATAGTAGGAGTGTGCAGAGAATACTTTGTAAGTTGTACCCACTTGTCACTGTAACACACAATTCTTGTTTTGTCCTTGTGTGAGTCCAACAGAACACTTCTAACATCACTGTTTGGTTCGTAAAAAATTGTCTCTGTGGCATCACATCCGGATACTGGAAAGTTAATACCTATACCAGTTGTATCTGTGTCTATGTGACAATGTTCCAAAGTATAAAATGGCGCACTGATTAGATATCCTACATAATCTATACTAATTCTTGCAACATCTTCACACCAGTATGTAAACTTAGGACATTTTTCAAATATATCTTCTATTTTTAACTTTAGAAAACCGTTGTCTTGTTCGTAAATTATTTTTTGTACTTCTTTTTGTAGGTTATAATTATTCTTATAATAGTCTTTAATTTCCTGAACCATTTCTGGATCTATATTATCGATGTGGTTCCATACATACATATAATTTTAACTTCCTGTGATATTGAATGAACTAAATTACGAAGGGGCAATAGTGCCAACAGGCTTAGTTGTTGATGTGCTACTACCTGGGCGTTGTTGTTGTGCTTGTTGTTGTGCTTGTTTTTGTTGTGCTTGCTTACGCATTGCAGTGTTGCTTATCTGTCTAAGCTCATCGTCGAACTCAGGGTGTTGCTGACGTATACTTGTTACAAGTTGCAAATAAGGTGCATCTCTGTACGTGTCTGAATCACTTTTTCGTTCTTTGCGTGATATTTTACTAGCAAGTGCTTTCATAGCAGTACGGGTCTGAGGGTCAGAGGTTATAGCCATTACTACTTCTGCTTCTGGACCTAATTGTGCTAAGTCCTTATCTGTGGGCTTGTCTGGTAGCGGTCTATTTAACGGTGCTACCGGTGTCTGATCTTCAAACAATTCTCTTATAAGCATATTAGTATTTATCGTAGTTAGTAAAAGTACTTGATATCTGACCACCAGT